AAACGTTACAGATAGCCCGTTGACACGCTTCTGTAGCTCAGTCGGTAGAGCAGCTCATCCGTAATGAGCCGGTAGTCGGTTCGAATCCGACCAGAAGCTCCACGAATAAAGCAAGAACAAGCTAAAAAATAATTGTTAATTATTTATGAACTTGATCTTGCTTTTAAATTTATTCATTCAGCGATTTATGCAATCGGATTACTTCGATCCGATTATCAGGATGAACAATGACCTTCTCAACAAAGGAAACAACAAGGTCTTTAGTAAGTTCGCTTTCATTGATTGCATTTTCTGCAAGACCCCGAAGTTTTCTATATGAGGATTGTGTCGCAATATCTTTTGAGATTGCTGCACCGATTTGTTTTACTTTTAGAAGTTCAGTATCAAGTACGGCTTTTGATTCTTTATACTCCCCAGCATTAATTTGTCCGAGGACGTAGCTTTCATACAGAGCTAGTCTGGCTTTTTCCACTTTTATAATGGAATCCATATTTCCAGTTTTATTATAATCCTGATGCAAGTGTTCATCTGCTCTGGAAATAAGCTCGCGAGATTGTTCTTGTATTTCAGTAAGAACGACTTGCTCCAACCTTCCGGCATTGATACTGAACATACTGCAAGCCACATCCTGTGCAGACCGGGCAAAGGTACATTGGAATATAGGATTTCTTGTACTGCTCAGTTGCATTTTGTGACCGCAATAACCACATATGACCATGCTCTTTAAATGACTATTAATGTTAATATATCTTTCGCTTGTTCCAACTTTACGCTTTGCACTCGATTGGCTACGTTTAGATAGTTGCTTCTGTGCAGTTTCAAACACATTATTACTGATTATTGCAGGATGATGATTTGGGATAATAATCCATTCAGATTTATCAACCGCTACACTTACACCGCTCCCAACTTCAACATTCCTTGTTTTACCTGTTATATATGTCCCAATGTACTGTTCGTCAGAAAGAATAGAATGTATAGTTGAATCATTCCAAATGCATGATAACTGACTTTCTTTATCTTTTAGTTTAAGACGCTTGTACTCACTTGGAGTCAGGTGTTTTTCTTCATATAGCCGGGTACTAATACTTCTGATGTTTTGACCTTTGCTTGCCATGTCATATATCAAACGTACCGTATCAGCAGCAGTTTCGTCGATCTCTAAACGATCTACACTCTTCTTATAACCAAACACGCAGTTTTTACTTATATATTCCCCACGTAATGCCTTTGCACGTTTAGCTGTTTTGATTTTGCGGGATAAGTCCTTACTATAATATTCATGCAGTAAAAATTTCAATGCTATTTCCATACCACCGGTATCGCCATCATGATTAACAGAGTCGAAATAGTCAGCGATTGATATAAAGCGTATCTGGTATAACGGAAACACTCTTTCAATATAGTAGCCGGTATCAATCATTGATCTACCGAACCGAGAAATATCTTTGACAATAATGCAGTTAACCTGTCCCTGACGGACGTGTTCCAATAACTCCTGAACAGCCGGACGTTCAAAGTTCATTCCACTATGACCGTTATCAATGAACTCTAAAACCTTAATATTATCAATATCCATTTCAGCAATGTGCTTGTCGATGATAAGACTTTGGTTTTCAACGCTCATACTATCACTTTTTGCATCTTCTATTGAAAGCCGTATATACTTGGCAATCGTAAACTCACTATACATTATGCTACCTCCGAAAACTCGTCTTTGAACATGAATGAAACCTCAAAGCTTTTATCAGGGCTTACAACTATTTTATTAATAAACTTGTTAATGATTTCCGATGTTAATTTATTATTCTTTACCGCAGCCGAAACAGCTTCAGTTAGATCCTGATATTCAGAAACAAGTGATTTCAACTCGTACTTTCGATTACGAATTTCATCAGCTCTTATTGAAAGTGCTTTAATTTTACATTCATAATCGCTTTTTAATTGAATATATTCGTTTCTATCAATCACTCCACTTACCATATTTTCGTATAAACTGCGCTGAAAACGACCATTTTTATCCAAAGACTTATTAATTTCAATAAGCTCGGTATCAATGTTTTTTGATGATTCAGCTTCATGCTCGATGCTGATATATTTGCCAAGAAGAACTTCAGCCAGTTTGTTCAATGTTGTCAAAACCTCAGTCTTTAAATCGCTTTCCCTGACTGAAACTATTGTGCAGATATCTTTACCGTATTTTTGTTGTGATTCGCATCGATACCAAAATGTCACACCATCTTTATTGCTTTTACGCCTCATTAGATATCCACATTTGCCACAAATAACCTTACCTACAAAAATATTCTCTGTTGACTTAGGTTTACTTTTAAATGTTTTAGTTTCGTCGCTTTTTTCCTTTAAAAGTTTTTGTACACGACTAAATAAAATAGGGTCAATGATTGCTTCATGTGTATTCGGTACGCAAACCCACTCAGCCGGATCAATTGCTATTTCTTTATTATTAACAGTACGGTATTTGCCTTGAACCATATCACCAACATAAACTCTCTCGGTGAGAATTGCTTTAATTGTACTGGGTTTCCAAAAAATCGCTCCACCAGGATTTTTACTGTTTAAATACCCCATAACATAATTACGATGACTCGGAGATGGAACTCCCGCAGCGCTCAAACGCCGAGCGATTTCATATTTACTGATACCCTCATTTGCCCAAGCATATATTTGTTGTATTATGGGTGTTATTTCTTCGTCGGGAAGTAATAAATGACAATCATCAGGAGATTTTTTATATCCGTAAGGTGCGACTCTGCCTACATAGCGTCCGTCAACAATGTGCTGACGATGAACAGCGCGACGTTTGCGCCCGATGTCAAGAGCATAGGCTTCACTGATGATGTTCTTTAACGGGAGTAGTATACCGCTGACATCTTCCAAACTGTCATATGAATCCGTGACTGCTACAAAACGAGTTCCGAACATCGGCAGGTGTTTTTCAAGATAATAACCTGCGTCTATAGCGTTTCTACCAAAACGGGTCAAGTCTTTTACTATAATGCAGTTAATTTTACCGCTCTCGACATCAGCTAACATACGCTGAAACCCCGGACGCTCAAAGTTTGTTCCTGTTTTATGGTTATCTGAATAAATTTCCGTCAACTCGATATCCGGAGAAGCAGCAGTATAGTTTTCAATAATATTGCGCTGTGTTTCCAACGAGTCCCCACGTTTTTTACTATCATCGCGGGATAACCTTACATATCCTCCGGCACGATATGAAGTCAGATCAATTTCCGGATGATCCACTATTTCATCTATATCATACAGATGCTTTCTACTTTTTCGTGCCATTTAAGCTGCCTCCTCACTGATAATTGAATGAGCCTTATCGAAATCAGCCTGGTAATTGAAGGTGATATGAAGCTCTTTTTTGTTTACAACACGGATACTTTTAATCAAGTTCACAACAGCACGGCGATCAAGATCTGTAAGACTCTCAAAGTTTTTAAATTGCTCAATCCACCGTAACCGTTCACACTTCCCGGTAAGAGCATCCTCGTTTTGTTGCTGCAATAAACTAATTGCATCACGTATCCGTGCTTCATCAGTATTATATTGCGCTTTGAACGAAGCATATTCGTTTTTGGTTATCATACCTGTTACCATGCTTTCATAAAGGGTTGCACGGAAACCGGTAAGTTCAGCGAGTTTATTTTCATTTTCTGTAATTTGCATAAGATACTGTCTGGATAAAGCATTTAATGCTTGTTGTTTGTCGCTCCCAGCCATTATTGTATCAATGGAAATGACATTGATTATCTGTGCTTTTACACATTTAAGTACATGTTCATGGAGAACATCTTCTTTTAACATTGTTGCCTTTTCGCAACCGCGCTTCTTAGTAGTCGGGCAGTAATAATAATGATACTTTTCACCTTTATATGGGACTGCTTTTCGTGTCATCCTCGCACCGCAGCTCCCACATATAAGGATTCCGGAAAACAGGTATACGCTATTTCCTCCGGGAGTGGAGCGTGTATCAAGCCGTGAAATCCTTCGGGCAAGAACAAAGTCCTGCCTGCTGATGATGGCATCATGAGTGTTTTCAACTCGTTTCCATTCATTTTTCGGTTTATCAACCAAATCCTTTATTTTATAATTATATGTACCTTGCCGTCCTTGAACGAGAGTGCCTGTGTATGTTTCATCATTTATGATTCTTAGAATTGTGTTCGGGGACCACTTCGCACCCTCAATATCGCCATAACCACCTTTTGGGTGCGGTAGTCCTCTGTCTTTTTTATATTCTAAAGGAGACAGGACACCAAGATTGTTCAGGGATTCAGAAATTTTTAATGCGCTCAATCCTTCGATTTTCATACGGAAAATATCACGCACCACACTTGCGGGATATTCATCGATCACAAGTAGATTGTTATTATCATCAGACTTCCTGTAACCATAGACCGGACAGGCACCGACATAATCACCGTTTTCGCGTTTAACATTCAGCGCAGAACGAGTTTTTACTGATATATCGCGACAGTAGGCATCGTTCATCACCGTTTTTATAGAAATAATGAGATCGTCTCCACTATCTTTTAATGTATCGACGCCGTCATTTATCGCAATGAATCTTACACCATAAGCGGGAAGAATTCGTCTGAGATAACGCCCTGTTTCAATATACTCACGACCAAATCGCGAAAGATCTTTTACGATAATGCAATTGACTTTACCACTTTCGACTTCCTCCATCATCTGTTTGAAAGACGGACGATCAAATAGTATACCCGAAACTCCATCGTCTACCCATTCGGAAACAGATTCAATGTCGGATTGACTGTCGATGAAAGTCTTCAACTGCTTTCGCTGGTTTGCGATACTATCGCTTTCAGATGATTTATCATCTGTATGAGACAGCCGGTAATATTCCGCTGCTCTGTAAATTATTTCTGACATGGTAAATGCACTCCTTATAATGTTTTCTCGAAGACCCGAAATCAAGGAGTGAGGTTCAGCATTATTCAATTACTCTTTTCAATTATAAATGTTAGCAAAACCGTTCGGGTATGTCGAGTTTGTCGTTAAATGTTTTATGTCATTAACCGGTGTAGACATTCTTCTAATGTTGGTCCGTCCATGCTAAAAATGGCATTTATTATGAATTCACCACATTTAAAATTGTACGGGTTTTTGATTTGTCGAACATATTCAGTTATGCGTTCGGTTTTTGTTAAACTTTTATCTATTGATATATCACATATATCAACTAAGCTAGATCTATCATTTATGTTAATCATCATTTGTACCTCCAAGATAACCCCGACCTATTCCCAACTTGGGAATAGGTCAGTAACGTCAGTGTTTCCAAAGTATTCAGGCGATTTTATTTCTTGAAAGAAATCTTCGACAATGCTGATATTATCAGTTATGCGGCAGTCGGGAAGTGTATTTAACATCCGTTTATGGTATGTGGCATTGAAGTAAGCGCGGATGTCGAGTATCGCAACTACTCCGCTGTCGGTCATTGTCCTTATGAGCCTTCCAAATCCCTGTTTCAGTTTCACAAGCATTTCAGGTGTGATTACGCTGTTCAAATATTCGTGAAAATCTGAATAGAGCGTCTGTTCATACTCGCTGACCTTGTCTGGTACCGCAAATGGCAGCTTTGCAATAATCAGCATACTAAGTGTATCCCCGGGAACATCAATCCCTTCCCATAGTGCTCCCGTGGCAAATAGAACTCCATTACCGCTTTGTTTAAATTGCTCTATTGCACTTGATGTGCTTCGTTCAAGTTTGAACATCGGGAAAGGAATATTGCGTTGTTGTAAATTTTTATATACATATCCCATGACGTTGTAGCTTGTAAATAAAACCGCTGTATGCCCGTGTGCTGTTTTTATCAGCCGTTCTACTTCGTCAGTCAAAGCTTCGATGTATTGCTTGTTTTTCCGGTTTGGGTATGGAACACTTCCGCTCAGATATAATAAACAGTTTTTCCGGTAGTCATAAGGAGAAAGATGTGTCGTTTCTATTAATCTATCTATTTTGTCCGCACCGGTTGACCGCTTAAATGCACCAAAGTCACCGGCTGCGGAAAGTGTGCCTGATGTGATAAAGGCAGGAACCCCTCGTTTCCATAAATCATTGTATATTTTATCGTTCAAAAGCTTCGGAAGTCCGTGCAATGTCGTGACTGTATTTGTATATCTGTCACGTTCAAACCAGCGTAATTGTTCATTGTGGTTATTTAACGCAGCAGTTATCTTGCTTAGTCTTTCAAGATCGTTAAGTATGTGGAGTTTAGTATTTTCATCACGTTTTACATTGAGTTTATGGCTTTCGGTCAGAACTTTATGTAGGTAATCAGCAGTCGAACGGATTTTACGCAGTGTACTATCACATTCCATGCTAACTTCATTATCGGAAAACAATTCATCATTAAGCTTTACTAACTGTTCCGCTAGGATATGGGATGCGCTGCGTACATCACGCCAACTATTTTTACCTTCGCGTTGCTTCGGCGTATAGTTCAATGAAGTAAGTTTTTGTGCAATCTCCGGTATCGCTTCTATAGACAACTGTGACCCATATATTGAAGTTGCCGCATTTATTAGCTGATGCGCTTCATCAATAACCCACATCTGAGACGGTGGTAGTAATCTGCCTTTTTCTTCCGACCTCATCTTTGCATCCATTAGGAGCATGTTGTGATTGGTTACGACAAAATCATACTCGATGTCATCATGTTCATCGCGCATAAGGATATAATTGCATACAGTCTTATATGGACAATTTGTATAACAATTGACCGGCACACCGATCACGTTCTTTATATGTTGTGTCAGACCGTCGATTTCCGCCAAGTCTATATATCCATAGCACAATATTTTGTTTAGCTTTTCAGAAATGTCAGGGTTACGTTCGTATGGTATATAATCCCGGAGGTTGTGATGACATACATAGTTTCTTCGACCCTTTTTCAATAACACCCGAAGCGGTTTCTTTATCACACCGTTTTCTATAAGTATTTCCGAGACCTCTTTAATATATAGGAGTATTGATTTTTGTAATGCGATTGACGATGTGCTTATCAGTATCGGCATCCGTTTCCATTCTAATACGTTCATATCCGGGTACCAGCTTCCGCTCCATGTCCTGTTGATTGCACTGCGCTTTATTAAAGCTCCTATTACAATGTAGACAAGTGTTTTGCCAAGTCCGGTTGATGCTTCTCCAATCAATGTCTGTCGTCCCATAATTGCGTCAAGCAACTGTCCGGCTAGTTTTACCTGGCTTTCTCGTACCGAGTAGCCGTGATCCGGAAGTACTTCATGGAACAGTTCACTTAATACAAATTTCAATTTCGTGACCGTTACTGTTGTCTCATCTGATATTTCAAGTCTACCCGGACCTGCGATTTTTGAATCTTGCAGTATTTTTACCAGCCATTCAATGGTTAAGTTTGTAACTTGGTGTTTACGACGTTCGAGGATTATCTTTGCACCATTAGTCAGGTTTTGAGCAGAATATTCAAATCGCCCGTCATGAAGCTCGTTTTCAAACACGGCACACCCGAAAGCGGTCAGAATGAATCCGTCAGTGTCATTAATATGATTGGGAATATCACGGTTAATCTCTGAGAGTATATTATTTTTAGCGTTCAATGTTTTCACCCCTCGTAAATTTGATGTTTAACGGTTCTGTGATACGCCGATAGCAGTCATATGTGACAATGCCATCGGCGCATAGTCAGAGCCGTTAATCATGCATTCGCATTTCGCCGGTATATTTATGTACCGATTTTTATGCGTTATGCAGTAGGCTTGTTTGTTGTTCGTTGAACCTTCAACACCGACGGAACATCAGCGGTTATCCACCCCGTTCCCACGAAAGTACCCGCCGTCCTCTTTCAGACGGTACACACTTCCCTTGCTTGTGCTTCATCGCAAGCCCCGTTACAGATAGCTTATGGGGGAGTATCATGGTCACAACCGGTCACGGCTCGCTATGTCTTTACGACAGTCTTGGCATGCGGTGCGGTTGATCACTTCGGTGTCATGGTTTATTCAGTTGTCAAAGTACAAAGTAAAGTTTTTATTTTGCTTTACACTTACTAGCCGGGATATTGCTTGTTTTGGTATATGGTCACGAAAAATATTTTTTGAGCTTTTTCAATGCCCCGGAAATTGCCTGTTTGACACTTTCTCTCGAGATACCCATTTCATCAGCCACATCAGACTGCGTCCGTTCATTGAGTCTGACTTCGGTAAAACATCTACGTTGTAAATCAGTTAGTTCAAATAATGCGATCTCTAAATCATGTTCAATCTCTACCTCGCTTAACATGTTCCCTTTATTCCTGATCCAAGCACCTTCGGGGTCAACAGTGTCAATGGCAATTGCCATTCCCGGTGCATATTTATGGTCGGTACGTGTATGTCTGCGTTCGTCAAGCCACATACGGTAATCACCGCCTCTACCGTTATCTTCAGGTTTTCCGAAATGGATACAGAATATATCCGCTTCATTCATTCCGGCAGCAAGCCATTCAAGGCGTTCTTGTTCGAAATGTTTTATAAGTTGACTGCGTTGCAGTTTTGTAATATCTGTATTGTTCATTAGCCTTTCCTCCAATTAATTTTTTGTTTGTAAAAAATCAATTGGAGAAGGCGGTGAACGACAGCGCGGTTGTGGCATGACGGCATCACCCTCGGTTCTTGGCAGTTTGCCAATGAAAACGCTGGAGAGCGATGAATCGATCTTGTGATGTACTTTAAAGATATAAAAAGCTGCTATTTGCATCGGAACTCCTTGTTTGGAGTCCTGTATAAACGGCAACTTATGTTGTAAAAGAAAAAGTCCGACAAATCAGCAACTTTAAGTTGCCGTTTGTCGGACTCGTAAGCATTGACGGTTACTGTATAATCGTTACGGACTCGGTATGTTGGTTATGAATGAAACCTGCCCGCCTGCATCGTGCTCGTACTAAACGCGTTTGATCTTTATCCGCTGTGCAGCAGACGTTGTCGAAGCATCCACATTCCGAATGCTTTTTGCAGATTCCGTGAGGGCGCAGCTTAACCACCTGTTTTGGCGATAGATCTTATTGATATTAAATTGTATTGATTGGGGAAGTCAGGGTGTTAATTGTAGTTTACTCCGACTTCATTTCCACATTTTTTGCATTTCAGAAAATTTTGGCAATTCACCTTTGATTGCACCGGATTTCGGATTACATCAACTATTGCGTTTTCATCAACATTCGCGATCGGAAACTTGCAAGTTGATATCGGACATTTGAGTATTTTCCTCCCGATACGTCCGTTGTTCTTATTTCCGCGAAATGCAATCATCGGGTTCCCTGTGTCCCTGCTTCCGCGTATGATAAGGACTATTGATTCACTACTGTCTGCTACAATATTCATCATAACCTCCCATAAAATCTGAAATATACGTTATTGTGTACGCAAACTTGCTAACGGTTAGTGGTTATTAAAGCGTCGAACATAACACGGAATACCATGCCCGACGCTTGTAATTTAATATGTGCTGTTTATTGCATTAATAAGAGTTGTTTCATGCGGATTTCTACAGCTCTGTGTGATACATAAAAAACATTTGCTATTTTCTTAATTATTTCTTGCCTGATTATTCTATCTGTTGCCGAGTTCAGATAGGTCTTGCCACTCCTCGCGTATATAATTTCCGTGGCAAATGGTTTGATTGTATCAATCGGCATCAATATCGAAGCCGCCAGACTGTCAGCTTGCCATTCTTCCCATTGATGATCTGTCCATTTACCGTCTGATTTTGTATTTGCCTGTTCTATGTTAACCGCTCTGCAGGCAATGAGTGTATCCTGTTTTCTCCTGAAACTGAAGTGCCTGTTCGTTTGTGAACGGTAGCTGCGATGCAGTAACCTATGGCTTACTTCATGTGCGATTGTGAATCTCCGACGGGGATAAGTTATTTGTTTTGATAATGAATAATCAATGAGAATCGTACCGTCTGCAATTTCAAGTTTTATGGGGCGGAACATATTATCGTAGCAATCGTATTCTGTGTCACCAAAAGATATCAATCCGCTGACTTCACCGTCCGGTGAAAGGTTCTGGTATTTTAACGTCAGACCTAAATGTTCTTCCGCTATATCGCCGATACTAACGGGCTTTGCTCCTGCCAAGACACCCGGGGCATATTCAGAAAGGAACTGCCTTGCTATAGCGTCAAAATCATATCGGCTTATAATATACATTCCATTGTCTTTTTGTGGGTATCTTAGCTTCATCGTTCACCTATTCATCCGGTTTTGGTTTTTTCATTTCGTCAATTATCTCTTGCCAACGTGAATCCGGCAGTTCCATATCTCTTGCTGTGCGAAGTGCAACACGTGCTAATGATGTATTTCCGATGTAATCTGACAAGTCGGGGAATATATTGTTTCTGCTGATGCCAGCCAGATCGTAGAATGTGTTAATTTCATCACCGGAGATTCCTAACACTTCTATGAACTTGTCCAGTTTTTTTTCGGGTGCAGGTCTGTTTCCTTTTTCTATATCGAATAGATAAGGTGCAGCTATTTCTAATTCTTCTGCAAATCCACGTAAGCTTTTACCAAGGGCTTCGCGCTTTTTTTTAATATAATCGCCGAACTTAGTACCTTTATCGCCTTCATTAGATCGGTTGTCCATTTGAACGTCCCTTTCGTTATCAGGTTTGCGAACATAATAACATGCTCGCTTTTATATGTCAAGATAAAATATGAATAAAGTGTGAAATTCGTTCATTATATATTTTACAACATAAGAGTCCGTTTATGATATATACAGTTTTACTGTTAAACTATTCGTAGACACGAATGTACTGCTACTGCTAAAAATTAAGACATTACAATATAATAACCAAAAATTAAGATATTCGTTGTGCAATTAATTATAAAATTCCCAACATTAAATAAAAAATTGTATTAAATATATTCAGATTGTTGTATAATGTTTTTAATAATGTGTAACAAATGAGCGATTTCTGCAAATTATGAAAACATGTTGGATAAGTGTTTAACTATGAAATGAAACTGGAGCTTCTATTCTTAAAGAAAGTAGGAGTATTATGCACAAGCGTGCTAAGAATCATAAATTAATCAACGATGTAAGTATTTTTAAAAACGCACTTACATTGCTTGCACCTTTCAAATGTAAGTTGACTCTTGTATGCCTAAGTCTCATCATTGGAATAGGAATTACTACCTTAATACCACTTGTTAATAGAGCGATTATTGATAAAGGCCTTATTGCATTAGACTTTCCTATGCTGATCAGATTACTAGGGTTGTCAATATTATTATTTTTTATCGGGCGAGGGTTAGATTTCTATGGATTTAAACAGTTTGTTAGAATGAACAAAATTATTAACTTCAAGCTCATGTTTGCCGCTCAAAACCACCTGCTCAAGTTGCCAATTAGTTACTTCAAGGAAAAAAATGAAGCGCAGATAATCGGTGATATTAGGACTGATGTAGATAAAATTTCTATGATTGCTGATAGGTTTGTATTGATTTCCATAATGCAAGGTTGTACCGTAGTCGGCAGTGCCATCGGACTACTGTTTATTAATCCTATTTTACTGCTTATTGTACTAGTTTTTATTCCAGTTAAAGTTCTGTTTGCCCGTTTTTTCGCCAAACGACATGAGAAACTTATGAACAATCTTATTCAAAACATTAGTGCTTTTGGTGCCTTACTTGGCGATGCGTTAAAGAATGTAGAAATTATTAAACTTTGGGATATTAAGCGTTATAAACTGAACTGTTTCGCTAAGTCGCAAAGGAGTGTCATTATAAATCATATTGGCATCGAATATAATGACAAAGTCAGCGAGAATATTGATATTATAACAAGCTTTGCATTGAATATAACAATATATATTATCGGTTTTTGGGGTATATTTAACGATTGGTTAACTATTGGCGGTCTCCTTGCATTTATAACATATGCGATGCAAATTATTGGTCCAGTAACACTACTAACAAAAGTTCAACGTTACTTTGCTGACATCAAACCCAGTTTGAAAAGACATATTGAATTTCTCAATCTTCAGGAGGAGAACACGATAAAAAACAACATACTTAAACCAATTGATGATGTTACTATTCCAAATAAAATCGTGTTTTCCAATGTGTCCTTTGCATACAATGACGGTGTTTACAGACTTAGTGATATCAATTTAGAGTTCCAAAGAGGTAAAAAAATAGCTATTGTTGGTGAAAATGGGAGCGGGAAGTCTACTCTCGTAGCATTGTTACTTAGATTTTATGAGCCAACTTCAGGGGAGATTTATTTTGACAATACTCAAATAGGCAATTACAACTTATACGCATATAGGAAAATGTTTTCAGTTGTAAGCCAGAACATTCGTTTATTTAACGAAACCATAAGGGAAAATGTAGATCCAACAAACAGCAAGAACGATGACGAAATAACAAATGTTTTAAAACGTTTAGGCTTTGAAAAAATAATAACAGAACTTCATGATGGTTTAGATACATATGTCGGAAATGATGGAGGCAATCTATCTGGTGGTCAAGGGCAAAAAATCACAGCAGTTCGCGCATTGCTTAAAGGAGCAAGCATACTTATACTAGATGAAGCTACATCAAAGTATGATTCAAAATCTGAAGAAATTTTTAACGAATTGATTTTTGCAAGCAGCGACTTTGATTATGTTATCGTGATTACTCATAATGCGAAAATTCATGATAAAGTCGATAGAGTTTTTCACCTTCATGAAGGGAGGATTACAAATGTATAAAACACTCGTAAAAAAAAGCATCTGGTTTTTTTTACTACCCAGTATAGTCGGTATGACAACATTTCTATTCATCCCTGCTACTTTGTCGCTCTACTACGCATTTACCGATGCGCGGGGCGGGTTGGTGTGGTTAAGCAACTTTGCAGATGTATTTTCAAACACAGCATTTAAGCTCGCAGCTCGCAATTCGATGCTGTTCATAGCCACCAGCGTACCGTTTAACATAATATTATCTTTCTTGCTTGCCTTGACACTTCAAGATTTACGCCACAAGAAAGTCCTCTCAGTTGCTTTCATTTTACCCATGATAATCCCGTCAGGTGCCATTGTGTTTTTCTGGAATACCTTATTTGCCGATAACGGTGCAATCAACAACTTTCTTTTCCGGATGGGCATGGATACTATTCCCTGGCTGGCAACAGACTGGTCTTTCGTTGTGATTTTGGTTGTGTTTTTGTTTCGTAACATTGGCTTTAACCTTGTCTTGTTCATGGCGGGATTGAGTATCATACCAAAGGATTATTATGAAGTTGCACGAATAGAGGGCGCGAATGTATTGCAGACCTTTCGCCATGTGACGATGGTTTATATAATACCCACAGCCTTCTTGGTGTTCATGATGTCCATTATTAACTCTTTTCGAATTTTTCGCGAAATTTACCTGCTTTATGGACCATACCCACATAGTTCTGTATACATGCTCCAACACTTTATGAACAATCAGTTTATCAACGCAAACATGCAACGGCTCTCAGTAACTGCGACTGCATTATCAGTTGGTATTGCTATATTGGTTCTGAGCGCTTTTTTAGGGCAGAAAAAGTATTCCGACATTTATAATTAGGAGATTCAAGCATGATACTAAAGCGGCTTTCGTATAATGTCCGGTTATTGATAATTTGTCTTTCTGCTGCTTTGAGTCTTGCACCGATAATTTTTATTTTTACAAACTCCCTGATGAGCGCATCAGAGGCTTCCGCCCGCTATACTAGTCAGGTAACGCCTTATAACTCATTTGGCGTGATTTCAGATAACATGCATTACATGGATATGGGCTTTCTCCCTGATTTGATCAGCACATCAGCATGGCGGATGATCCTTTTGGAAGACCCTTCAAATCTGCGTTTTATGTGGAACTCAATAATCCTTGTTGTTCCGATCATACTAGGTCAACTGGTAATCGCCCCCTTAGCAGCTTACGGTTTTGAGCGCATTCGCAACAAGCATAAAGATAAACTCTACTTTTCTTATATTATAATAATGCTTTTACCTATGCAGGCTCTGCTTGTCCCCCACTTTATTGCCGCGAACTTTTTTGGTGTTGATGGAAGCTATCTCGCAATTATCCTTCCAGCCATCTTTGCACCTTTCGGAGTTTTCCTCATCCGTCAGCAAATGAAAGGGTTTGAGAAAGAGATTATCGAAGCGGCAAAGGTGGATGGCGCAAATGAGCTCCGAATTTTCATTAGCATCGTCCTTCCGAATATCAAACCCGCCCTTACGGCTCTTTGTGTACTGGCTTTCGCTGAAGCCTGGAATATCGTTGATCAAGCAGTAGTCTTCATCCACGACCCGTGGGCGATGCCGCTGTCTGTCCAGCTTTCAACCGGGATGGCGGGGAACATAGGTATTGTTTTTGCACTTTCATGTTTATTCATGATACCGGCATTGATTATTTTTATTTATGGGCAGGATGATTTAAATGAAGGGCTTATGCATACCGGCATAAAATAAGTAGTTTTAGGTGTATAAATGAAGATCAGGAATAAGTGGATAATAACAAGTTTGGTTGTTTTTTTGGTAGTTGGGCTTACTGGTTCTTTTGTTATTCATCGCATTGTTATTGAACGGTCAAAGCCTATGGTACATATAGCTTTCCCACAAAAGGGAGTGTTGTTCTGGCAGCATGAAATTCGCAGTACGATGCTCTCTGTCGCATACATGGGTGGCGTTGATGGTTTTGACTGGGTGGTGGATGTGATTCTCCATGTTGATGTTTTTCAAGACTATTCGGGAACGGAAGAACTCCGTGCTCTCGAAATCGACCTTACACTGGATGTTAACGGTTTTGCCAAGCACGGTTGGCTTTTAGAGGTGGAGCCCCTGTCTGACGGTTCTGCACGGCTTCTAATCGGTTATATCCCACATAGAACAATAGTGGATGGTGATGGTGTTCTTGTCTCCTTTACGTACAGAAGCACGGAGCAGTTCGACAACCTTGTACCATATATCGCTGTCCATAATGATCCAAGTGGCTTACATTATATTTTTGTTGTGCACCGTCAGAGCAATTTCCTAAGTAGGAGGTACATTGCTTATCGTGTTGACGTCCAACTGCAGACGCCTGCGTTTATTGGGGACTTAGTTAATATTTCTCCGGATATGCATGGCAAACCGATTATAATCATGTCCGAAGGCCCGTTGTATGACGGGATTGATGTACGTATTTTCGATTAGGAGCATAATGTGAAAAAGAATTATTTTAAGAAAATCGGCATTATACTTATTCTAGCATTTTTACCGGGCCTTGCCGCTGTAACATTATACTCCCGGCACTATTCCGAGATGCAAAAGCCTTTGGTGAACACCATATTACCCCAATCTGCAGAAGTACAGTGGTGTTATGAAGCGATTACCAGCCTCCGCCACGCTACTCAAACTGAAAAGGGTAGGATGCAACCGGACGACATCGAGTGGGTTGTAGATATGCTTATACCTTTTAATGCTTTTAGCTATCTTTTAGAGGAGTTGATGGCACTGTCTTCAGAGTTTTTTATCGAGGATAAAGTCGTTCATGGGCGTTTTGTTACCAGATATATTTACGAAAACGGCGACATACATTATGTTTTCGCTTTTATCGGTGATGAAAGTGATTTTGATCTCTACCTAGGAAAAGAAGTAAACATAAGAGTTGCTCATATTGGTATTGAATATGCAGAAAATTTAGTTCCGTTTGATGCTCTCCATCTGGACTTCATAACAGGTGAGTTTTTTGTTAACACAATATCCGAAGTCTCCGGAGCATGGGGCGTGGAGTACGTTATACGGCGGATTTATGTAGCACATGGATTAATGCCTCGCGTGGGCAGTCTTGCGCATGTGTTGACCGATTTGCAAAACGCTCAAATAGTTACAACATCATCCCGGCCTTTGTGGGATGGAATGACGGTTCGGCTCAATAATTAACACATTAAATGAACTTAATGATTAAAAAATGAGCTGAAAAGTAACATTGTATTTAATGTAATTAAACTCACTTCCCAAAAAGTGTGGTATAGATAATCGGTCAAAAAGTATCAAAAAACTGGTTTCTGACAAAATAATCGAAGAAATTTCAATCGAGTAATGAATTATCATCATTCCAAAACGCAATATCTTGCGTAATAACTGGTGAAAATAGAGCATATATTGTAAAAAGCACTTGATTTTCCTCTTGCTGTGTGGTATAGCGTGGTATACATAATCGTACATGGAGGCGCTTATGATACCGGACTATAACAAACAACACAAGCCACCCCATTCCGAGATCCGGCATAAAAACGGTCACTATTATGTATACGCGGTGAAAGGCTGGTACGATCAAGCCACGGGCAGATCAAAGAGCAAGTCACAAGGGTGTATCGGAAAGATATACAAAGATGTAGGTTTTGTACCTAACAATAAGAAAGCTCCTCCTGTAGAGATGATTACTTGCGAGTATGGTGCAACACGTGTCGTAATGGCAACGAGTGTTGATATAATGGAACGGCTTAGGGAATGTTTCCCGTCTGACTTTCTCCGAATATATACATTAGCTGTGCTGAAAGTATTGAGCAACGTCGCTTCACGGGATATTGACATTGCGTACGGGAAATCTGCGATCTCAAAACTTCTACCGGAAGTACATCTGAGCAAGAACACGCTCGCCACATTTTTAGAGAGACTTTCATTGAACCGAGCGGGGATGACAAACTATATGGCGGGACTCCATCACTTCAGCGGGGATAGTATATTATTTGACGGTGCCAGCTTTATCAGCCAATTCAAACGCAATCCTTTTGTAGAGAAGGGGTACTGTCCGGGCAACAGAGGTAAAGACCAGATACGGCTTGTCTATGCATTCAACAAGACAAAACGATTCCCTGTATATTTCTATGTTGCGCCGGGAAATATACATGATGTCAGGCTTTTCGAAATGGCTGCGGTGGAAATGGGTGCCGCCAATTGCGTTGTGATTTTCGACAACGGGTTCTATAGCAGGGAGAACATAGATATCATTCTGGATTCTGAAATGGAATTCATCGTCCCGATGAAGCGCAATACCAAGGAAGTCCCGGAAGATGCCAAGCCATTTTCAGCTCTCGAAAAGGTAAAACTGCAACATTTTTCATACAACAAGCGTATTGTGTATTATGCGGAATTTCAGTCAAAGAAACATAAAGGTTGCAAGACGTATGTATTTTATGACAATGAAAGGCATCAGAGCTTGCAAGAAAACTATTTCAATCGACTCAGCAGGGACGATGACAAGCCATATCCAACACAGGAGCAAATCGTAAAAGATACTGAACGCTTTGGTGTTACAATGCTGTTGAGCAACTTGGCATCTTCCCCCGAAGATATATATCGCGATTACAAGTCAAGGTGGGAAATCGAGGAGATGTTCGATACTTATAAAAACACTTTAGATTTTAAGATGAATTATGAGAGCAGCTTTGCTGCTCAGGAGGCTTGGGCATTCATTGAGTTCCTTGCCTTGCAGATGTTTTACAAGATTGATGGAATCCTTATCAACAACCAATTGATTAAATCTATGAATGTCGGCGCATTGCTCTTTGTGGCTTCAAGGATCACACAAGCAAAGATTGGTGATACGTGGAATATTTGCAACCTGACTAAAACCGACAAAGAGCTTTTTGATAAGTTAGGGATCGAGCTTTGTCAAAT